TTGCTTCCTAGCGCTTCATGCACATCGCCCGTCGTATTCGTGATCGTGGCTTCGTTTCCTGAAATGGCATCGGTCCCTGTTCCTACCTTGGTATAGGTCTGCCCGTCAGCGGCGGTGCCAAAGCCTGTTTGGTTGGCACGCTGCATGTTGTCGATCCCCAGTGGTGCTGTGCTCCTGGTACCGCTAGACACGTAGCCACCCTGGACTGACCACTGGAGATTGCGGATATCAGGCATGACGGTAGGAGTCGTCGTTGAAAGCGTGATCTTGACGATGACGCTTTTGCCTGTCCCAGAAGACCCATTCGTGAGACCAGGGATGATACCACCACTCGTGCAAGTCTGATAGGTGCTTCCCCCATCGATGGAGGTTTGTACAGTGACCGTGCCGCCTGTCGAAAGCGAGGTATCCCAGGTGATCGTACTCGATGCAATCGTAGAGACGCTATTGATGGAGATCGAGGGCGCTGTCCAGGTGCCGGTGGTGGCTGCATCTATGCCAAAGTTGTCAAAGTACTGCCAGACGCCGCTGGAATAGACGTTGCGATTGCGCAAGCCAATGTATCCAGCCGCCGTAAAGGTGCCATCAGTCACGTTGATATACTGCGTCCCGTTCAGGTAAATGGTATGCGAGGAGCCTGAGACGACGGCTTTGAGGGTGTACCAGTTGCCGATGTTGGGCTGCGTCGTAAAGGTGTAACTACCGATGATCGTCGAGGAGCCTGCTGAACCATTAGTGCCGACACGCAGGGAGATACCCGCGTTGGTAAACTCTACGGCATAGGCATAGCTGTTGTCAGCGTTGACCCAGCCCGTTGTGCGATAGGTGAAGCTATGGATGAAGTTAGATGCTTCCAGGAAGACATCGACGACTACTGTGAAGTCGCTCCACGTGCCTGCAAAATCCAGGCGGGAGCGCACCTCGCTTGTCTTATCGCAGTGCAATCCATAGGTATTGGCGTATGACCCTGATGTGGGTACCTGGTCGGACGGCGTGCCATTGCCATAGAGTGTCTGGTTGCTTTTGTTCCCATCATTCCAGTTCCTTGACGATCCAATGAGTGAGATATCCCCACCGCTATTGGCCTGAACAGATGAGAGTGTTCCGGTGTTCCACTGGGCTACGCTATTGTAGGTCTTTGAGACCGACGAAGAACCGGGAAGCTCCAGGTCACCGTCGCCTACATTGTTAGTTGAGACAACATTGGTGAGTGTGCCCCTGGCAAAGTCAGCCTGGGTGGTGTCGTAACGCAGGCCGTAGTTGGCAACGACCCCTTCAGCGGAAAGCGTGTCATTCACCATGTCGATGACGATCTTGCCAGCGCTGGTGGGTTGCGTGTAGGCACGTTGCGTCGTGCGTTTGTCTGCCAGGTAGTGCTTGTCTATGCAGTCCAGTTGGTGGTTGATGCCACCTGTAGGATAGATCGGTGTTTCCTGGTCATCATAGAGGTAGCCACTGAACAGGATACCCAGGGTGGGATCGGTAATGACAATTTGCGCCCCAACGGTGAAGTGAAGCGTTCCAGTGTAGTCGATGATATTTACGGTGAAGCGCTTTCTCTCGTCTACCTGCCTGGTGATCCTAAATTGCGAGTCTTCCAGGAAGGTAACCTGGGAGCCGCCGATGGTCAATGTTGCACTCATCTACCTACTCCTTAGCCCCGTCTGAATGTGCAATTCACGCACCTGGTAGTTATTGACGGCCTGACCAATTACCCGGCTGTCAAGCAGGATATAGATCGTCTGCGTTGGGAGCGTGGGGCAAGTGCTTGTCGAAGAAGATGAGATCGTGGGTGGTGCGCCAGTCCAATAATGCGTGCTTGTCCCACGATGGTGGTGTGTTGATGCAGCGTGATGGTGATGCGTCGAGGCCGCATGGTGATGGTGCAGGCTGGCCGCATGATGGTGATGTGTTGATACAGCGTGGTGGTGGTGCGTCGAGGTAACCGCACTTTGCACCTTGGCTATATCTTGCGAAGAGAGTTGCGGCAGAATGGAATTGACCAGGTTTGCGATCTCTGTACGCCCTGCACGGCCCGGATGAGAACCAAGTTGCGCTAAGAGGGCGGCAAGTTGCTGTACAGCAGCTTCTACCTTTGGTGTGCCATCGATGAGGCCAGCGGCAAACATTTCAACCAGGGCCGGTGCCCACTTATTCGCATCTGACCCTGGCCCCTTCTTGGATGGGGAATGGAAACCTAAGAAATTCTTGACGGTGTTGGCAATATTGGAGGCAGTATGTTCGACAGATCCGATCATTGAATTGATGCCATCGACGAACCCCTGGATAAGGTTCTTGCCCCATTGGACGGCCCCACTCGTGAGATTCTGGAATCCTGATTGTAGGATGCTGATGAGTTTTCCAGGTAAGGATTGAAACCACTTGATAATCCCATTTATCAAATCATGAATGATGGAATGCCCGACGATCTGGTCATACAGCCATTTGAATACCCCAATAACGGCATTTACCACGGTAGTTACATCAGCAAGAAAGTGGAAGAATGATTGTGCCAGCAGGGAGACGCCACGAACGATCCACCCAAATACCGTAATAGAGGCCGTGAGCGTCTTCGCCAGAACCTCTATGAAGAGTATCAGGGCAACGACGATGATGCCCCCGATCACCTCTCCTATAAGCTTGAGTGCAGGCAGCGCAGGCTGTAGCGCCTTCACAAAGTCATTCCATGCAGGTTTCAGTTGATTGTTGAAGGTGTCTACAAGCTGGTCCCACACCGGCTTGAAGGTGGAAGTGAGAAACGCCGCGATTTGCGCGAGAATGGGCCGCAGCGAGTTGATGAATCCTGCAACGGCATTGATAGCCCCACCAACCCAGGTGATCGATTTGCCCACAGCATTGCTTTGTACCATCCATTGGGCAAAGGCGGCGATAAGTGGGGCGAGGGTGATAAGCAACTTTGAGAGATAGGGGAGTAGCTGGTTGCCTACTGTGATGAGTAGCACCTGGAAGGCTGCCTTCGCTTTGTCAAGCTGCACATTGAAGCCCTGCTGCGTGGTGTTCCAAGCTTGCATCAGCGCCCCACCGTGTTGCCACTCGTTATTGAGGCTACCAAGAATGGAATGGAAGGTGCTAGCATGCTTGGAAAGGAGTTCAAAGCCACGCACGGCCACTGCGTTGTTGCCAAGGAGTTCCATTACTTTGGACGCGCTGCCACCCGTGATCTTTTGGATGTAGTCGATCTGCTGTGCTAGACTCATGGCCTTGAACTTGGCCTCGTCAAACGGAATACCGAACTTTGCCGCGTGCTTGGCAACAGTATCGGTCTTCAACTCCATCTGGTTGAACAGATTGATGAGGAACGTTGTGGACTTGGATGCGTCACTACCCGATTGTGTAAGCGTGGAAAGGGCAGCATTCGCTTCTGTAAAGCTGATGCCTGCTGTGCGGGCTGCCGTGGAAAGCCGCCCTACCTGGGTGGCATAGGCACTCCATTCCAGTTTGCCCTGGTTGATGGTCTGCATCATGACATCCATGACCCGGCCTGCATCCTTGCCTTCAAAGCCCATGGCGCGTAGGGCTGAGGTTAGGGCGTAGGCTACACGGTTCGTGTCGGTCATGCCGATCTTGGCTGCAATTGTGGAGAGGCGTAGGATATTGATCGCGTCAGCAGCTTTATATCCATCGGAGGCTATCGGGTAAAGCGCCTTCATGAGTTCTGTCGGTCCCTGCCCGACTGCTGGCCCCATCTGTAGGATGGCGGCATTGATCGTCTGCATGTCCTTGGCAGTGATACCGGTCTGCGAGGTAACCTTCAGCATCGCCTGCTGATAGTCCCCAGACGCCTTGACAGCCGCCACACCAAAGCCGATGACGGCGGCAGCAGCAGCAGCACCGGCTATGGAAACCGCCCCCAGGAGGTTACCCGAGGCCAGTTGCGCAAGACTCATGCCCAGGCCAGCGATGACACCGCCAGCATTGTTGCGTGCGCCGATAATAATGTTGAGGGCTAGATCACCTGCTGCCATGCGTAGTGCTTCCTGTTGTCATGCGTCTTACGGGGTAGATCCGCCCATTTAAGTTTCGAGTTCTTTGGCTTTTGTGGCCTGTACTTGCCACTTGGCAAAGACTCTCAGCCGGTGGCGGAGCGCTTTGTGAAGGGGAGCTGCCTGGTAGCCCCAGTAGCCACCAAACAGAGGGAAGAGTTCTTCTTCAATGATCTCTTCAGGGATCTCGTCGTCTAGGAGGAGCTTGCCACTGTAGACTCGCTCGCAGAGGCTAAAAAATCGTCTTCCTCGTCGTCAGTCATGGGCTGGGCTAACTCGTCAATGACGGAAAGAATGGCATCACTATAGCGGGCTGGTAAGCGGTTGATGTTTGAAACAGACACCTCAACGGCCTGCCCGTTGCGTGTGAACGTCCAGCTTTTGATCATGCGGTGGAGAAGGGCAAAGCGCCCGGTCCCCATCGCGATATCGACATTGCCCTTCTTAGTGGCCTTGCCGTAGTTGTTGAGAACATATTCCTGGTCGCTTACATCAAGCTGGCCTTTCAGAATGACCTGTTCGTGGGCTTCCCAGCCCCATTTGGCCCGTTCCTCATCAGAACGGGGGAGAATGATTGGTGAAACGTCGTCGAATGCGCCCATATGAATACCTCACTTTGGGGTAGAAAAGATTAGCTAGGATAGGTAGGCGGCATCTGCGTGATCACCACAAGTTTGTAAGCCGCGCCTATACCTGAGTCATACTCAGCGATAAACTTGGGCTTTGCAGTGACGATGGCCGTCTTGGGGTCTGAGACCAGGCCTATCTTCCCGTCGTATTTGAAGGGGACTGTCCAGGTCCATGACTTGCTGTAGATTGCGCCTGAAACGGTCCCGATGTACTGGCCTAAGAACTGGAATACCAGGTACTGCTTGAGGTTTTGCCGGAACTGTTCGTACTGAATAAGGTCAGTGAAGTCGATGGACGCCTCCACCGTCACCTGGCGTTTGGCTGGATAGGCCCGGTTGAAGTTCTGCCTGTTCGTGAAAGTCCAGTGCGGGTCCTGGGGGATCTTCAGTGTGATCTTCAGTTCCTGCATATTGGTGTAAGGCGTGGTCATCGGGGTGCCGGTAATCGGGTCCAGGTAGACCGCACTCTGCCAGCCTACGATGGGAATATCGTTGAGATTCGTCCCCAGGGCTGCGATACGGTTGATACCACCCAGAGGCGTCACGGTACGATCACCGATAGGCAGCTTATCCTGCGCTGCCCCCTTGATCGAGACCTTCCCTTCGGTATGGACCTTGATATCGAATATGCCCTCGTGTGCCATCGAGAAGGGGTGGGTCCAGGAGCCAACACCATCGAACCACTCGATGGCTGCCGTGTAGAGGGCTGCACCTGATAGGAAGGTAAGCTGCCATCCAAAAGCCCCACCAACGGCAAGGGTGGCTGCCGTGGTGACGTTGGTGATGCTGGATACGTTGCTGTAGACGTTAGCGCTGTAGTACGTCCCAGCCGCTGTGATAGAAACGTTCTCAGTGACACCGGCCACGCCATTGACAGTGCCAGTGATCGTGAGGGTGCCTGCTGTAGTGAATGCAGTGATCGTCAGGATGAGTTTTTGACCCGGTGCCGAAGGCTGTGTCGTCAGGTTCATCGAAGACGTGATGGCTGTTGCTGCCATAAGCGAGGTCGGTGTCGCCGGGATAGAGGCGATGTTGGTGGGGGCTCCCATACACATGTAGGGCCACCAGAGACTAATATCAGCGTAGCAGTCCTGATCCAGGTTATCAATGGTGGTGGTATTGGTGAGTTGCAGGATCTTCTTGTCCATTTCGATCAGGCCCGAGTGTTCATTGGGGCTGTACGTCTTTGGGTCCCTGTTCGATGCCATCACACCAGGGGCCTGGAACTTGCCTGCCTGAATACCCAGGATTTCAAGCAATCCACCACCAGTCACCAGGCCAGCAGAGACGGTGACATTTGTGATAGCCGTGTAAGCACTCGCTGACACCACCTCAAAATCTGCCAGGAGAGGCGATTGCGTCTGCTGTGCTGTTGGGGCAGCTACGGTGAAGGTCTCGGTGTTGTTGGGCGTCCCTGTCCCGTTGATGGTGAGCGTGCCACCCGTCGTATTATTGGTGAGCCTCAGATGAAGTCTCATCCCAGTGGAGCCACTGGGGGCTGTGATGCCGGTCATGGTAGCGGCTACTGCTGTAGGCACCAACAACTGCTGCTCGCCGTTGGCACCTTCCAGCATGATATTGATAATACCTTTGGCCGCAGTTGCGGTGATGGTCATGGCTAGTTCTCCTAATGGGGTTGATGTTCTATCTCAGCGAGGGCTGCTTCCAGATTCTTGATCTCGTCGGAGATCTGCGCTACCTCACTGGCAAGAATGTCTTGACTTGGGGCAAGAGAAAGGGGTTTAGTGTCGAGAACCTGATGAGTGTCCTCATCCACAGTCACACGCACACCTGCGAACGTCCCTGGTATGCCAGGGATACAGCCTGCTTCGTAGAAACTATAGGTTCTATTCATGATATGACTCCTGGAGGCGTCGGCACATTCCACTGCTGCCGCGTCATTATTTGTATGCGGTGGCCGCGCAACCACTGATTATTGCGGTATACGTCGAGATAGGCACCTGTCCCTGGCTTGATTTGTGCGTGGAAGAGTTGTGGAATACCACCACCCAGCGTTGCATGCACCTGGAAGGGCTGGACAAGCGCATCTCGGACCTTATAGATTTGTGCTGCCAGGGCCGCTGTGGCCTTGCTGACCAGCGACATAAGAAGCCATGACTGTTCGTCCCAGATCAGACCGCCGAAGGCATGACGCTGGCTGTCGTCGCTTGCGCCGTAGACTTCCAGGCAGGCCCCACCAGTGGCTACCAGGTCGGTCACATCTTTGATCTCCTCTTCCTGGGCTAGCGTGTACACTGGCGTGGTATCAGGATAGGTCAGCGCCGTCATGTAGCTGACAATGGCTGCAATGACTGCTGGTGAATTTGGTGCTGTACTCATATTGCTTCCTTACAAGGGGATACCCATACGTGCGATGGCCGCTGCTACCGCCGCCTGTGTATTCGCCTCTATCATGCCCATGTTGGACTCAAGGGCAGGCCCGAGATACGGTTTAGCAGGATCGTTTGCGTAGTAGCGCCCACGTGAGTCGGTCATACCCGAGAAGCCCTCCTCCCGCCGTCGTGCATAGGGGCTGTCTGAACCAATCTCTACCTGTGTAGGGCTATCAAGGATGTATTGGATCGTGCCCGCAAGGACGCCGGTAGGGTTTTGAAACACCTGCCAGGTATTGGCTATTGCGGTATCCCTCACCGCTATGGCAGAGGCTTCAAGCGATGGGCCTAGCTCCGCGTCGAGAGTGGCATCAAACTTCAATAGCCGTTCTATCACCTGGAGTGAAGACGCATCGAAGGCGATACTGAAGAGTTCTCCCATGCTAGGTCCCTCTCTGACGGGTACACCGCCATTCCCAGTGCCCATCAGGGAATGGAGTGGGGTCACTGGTAATCAGGTACTTCCTGCCTAAACCTGTGCGAGGATCGATGACATACTGGTCGATCATATGATCTTGCGACAGGATGAGTTCTGGGTTGCTGATAGGCAGCATAGTCGTGAATGCCCTGTAGGTGAAGTGTGGGTCAGACCCCTGGAAGGTTGAAGTCTCGGGGGCCTTCACGGTATCCAGTTGTACCAGGATGTTCGTGGCAACGGTCTGTATGCTTCCTGACCGTGCCCCTGTGATGTTCACGTAGATGTCTTCACTCACTAGGTGGTTCTCCTGTAGGGAACAAGCAATGCGAAAGCCTGCTTGTAAAGCCCCGTTTCGCCAGTGAGATCGCCGCGCAAATAGGCTTCGATCTGCCTGTCTCCCATACGCACCTGGGCTGCGCCCGTCGCGTTCTGTCGAGTAGCCAGGACATGGCTGGTGAGTAGCACTGCCGCTTGCTTCACGTCCCAAGGTAGGTTGTTGTAGGCAAAGCCAGCCACATACGTGAACTGGACATACCCGGCAGAGGTCTGGTTGAACGGCGGCAGGATATTCACCAGCGAATTGCTACCCGATCCACCCACGCTGAGTAGCGTCGGCACGGTAATGCGCCGCTGATTGCTGGGGATAATGGCCTGGGTGGCATCGTAGGACAACAAGCTGGCAACGTCTGCTCCCATGGATAGCGCGGATACAGACTGGACAGGAAAGCGCCGAGGCCTGATAGCAAGCGCCCTATCGCTATTGATAGAAGCAGCCATCGTGCGCAACTGCAATGTTTCTGTGTACGTGGTCTGAAGCAGGGGTTGTAGACAGATGTTCTCGACTTCAGCGCTGCCCGCTTCTATAGCCTGCCCCAGGCTGCCATTCGTTCCGTCGCTGCAAAGGGCCGTATTGGTAAAGTGGTTGAATGCCAGGGCCGTCACCGGGATACTGCTTGCACCTGCGTTGGTGGTCGCTGTGACGGTAACCATCTCGCTGCTTGACCCATCGAATATCCAAACTGGGTCCCCCACTGCCAGGTTCACCGTTGTGTTGGGTGTGACTGGTAAGGATGTGCCCGCCGCACTCACACCACTCGAAAGGCGGAGAAGGTTGCCTAGCAGGGAAGCAGTTTCCTGCCCCGTCGTCGCCCGCTTATATTCAAAAGGTGTGATGTACGTATTTACCATGGGTCACTCTTCTGGCAACTCGTCGAGAAGAAGCACTTCACGAATGTAACTGGTATGCAGGTAGTGGGCTTTCTCACGTGGGATCTGCCGTATCCCCTGAATGAGAATGAAGAAGTCAGGCACACTGGGGCTGAGTAGGCCACGTACCACCTCTACCGGCAATGTCTCATCGTAGTGGTTGACTTCATCCACAATCAGCCGGACATTCATCCGCTGATACTCGTCGCTGGGGTGCTCCAAGATGTATTGCAGCCGTTCGGGCACAGACCTGGCTTTCACTACTGGCAACGGGGCTGTTGCCTGATCTTCTACCATCACTTATGACCCTCCCAGGGCTTTCAGGCGTCTGTCAATGTCAGCAAGGTGTTCTTCCACTTTCGCCACCTGGAAATTCTGGACCCTTGCCGAAGCGGGCGTAGTGCGCGTTGTATTGTGGGATGTGACCCCGCCACCAAACTTGTTCATGAAAGGCAGATCTACCTGTAAAGCCAGGAGCGCCATCGTTTGTGGGTCAATGGCCGTGAGACCAGCATCGCTGACGGTCTCGATCAACGCCCGCTTCAATGCAAGCACCGTACAGGCCGTGTTTGGCTGAGAGTCAATAATTGTGCCTATGGACATGTCGTTTCCTCCAGGCTGGTAGGTGAGGATGGTGAGATCCTCACCCACCAGGGGTTATTAGACGCCAGCAGCCGGTTGGATGCCTTCGAGTAACCCCCAGCCACCCTGGTACTGGTTAACCAGGGTCTCATCCACAAAGAAGCCAAAACCCCAAGTTTGAGGATTTGCTTGGCTGGGAGGGTAATCGACCGCAGTGTAGTCCTGGTTGACCATGACCCGGAAAGGCGGATCTTTGATATCAGGGGCAGGAAAGGGGATGTTGTATGAACCGGCCATAATCGTACCCTGGGGCATGAATGGCAGGGTGACAACATCGACTTCAGTGCCGGTGACCTGGTTGAGGATCTTGCGCACTTTCTGCCCTACAGTGACGTTGCCAATCCCACCCGCGCTGTTTGGTTCAGCGATGATGCGGAAATTCGATGCTGTACCGATGAGGTTGTCAAGGGTCACCGCCTCAACCGGGCTGAGGAACACATGCGAAGGGTTGGCACGCGCCTGGCTATACATCTTGCGGAACAGGAACTGGAAATCTTGCAGCGCAAGCAGACCAGAGGTGGCAGCAGGCTGGATAATCATGCTTGACATGCCTTGCTCACCAACGCTTGGATTACCACCACCATTGGGATTCAGGTAACACAGACTGATGGCACCATCGAACAGATTCAGCGGGACCGTTGCGGTGTTACTCGCAACCGAACTAAGCGCTGTACCGGAGCTGGTAACCGAACTCAGCACCACACTGATCGACATGCTGCCAATGTAGTCAGTTGGCTGTGCTGGCAGGCCGTTGGGGGTGAAGTTGGTGGATACCTGCTTCCACATAGCGGAGTTGGCAGGAGGAGTTGCGCCTGTTCCCACATACACGTTGTAGCCTGTGGCATTAATAACGCCGCTAAAGGTGATGGTGATTGAACTGGTAGCCCCAGTGGTGGTCACAGGGCCTGCCACCGCAGAGCCAAGCGTCTCACCACTGCCGTTTGTTGCGGTCAGGATAACCCAATAGGTGGCAGCAGCAAGTGTCCCACCAGTGGTAGAACCTGTCAGCAAGGGCTTGGCCGGTCTCCAGAGTTTTGCCGCACCGTTGATCAGCCAGTTCTCTTCCTGGAGCTTCAGGGCGTATATAAGGTTCGCCTTCATGCGAGCCAGCAGGTCACCTTCTAGCGCACGAGAGCGCCATTGGGCCTGGAAGGTCACGCTGTTGTATTCAGCAATGGTCTGATAGGTACTTTGGAACGGCTGAACATTGTAGACAGGCCCCTGGAG